TCCTCCTCAACGGAGACATCCACCAAGTAAATGCAGATAAGATAGGAATATCAAGATCTGCGGTGAAGACCGTGACCTATGCGTTTCTGTATGGTGCGGGTGATGAAAAAATTGGACACAGTTATGACAAACTTCTTTCATCCAAAGCAGCGAAGAAAAAAGGAAAAGAAATTCGAGCTGCCTATATTGATGCAATTGATGGACTCGATAAACTCCTGGAAGCGATCAAGAAAGCTTCAGAAAAAGGATCCATCAAAGCTCTCGATGGTAGAAAAATTATGGTTGATTCACCACATAAAGCGCTGAACTACTGCTTGCAGGGTAATGCCGCAATTTTGGCTAAGCGTTGGATGTTGTTGAACAAACAAACAGTAGATGAAGTAGGTATATGTTGTTCTCAATTAGCTTTTATTCATGACGAGTTACAATTTGAATGCTCACCCGAGCACACACAGGATCTATCAACATCCTTGGTACACAGCGCTACAGCAGCTGGAGAATACTACAACCTCAGAGTCAGAATCGACGCTGAAGCAACAACTGGAAAAAACTGGAGCGAAACACATTGAGAAGTAAATCACTGATGGGCGAGAAAGTACTCACCCCCTTTAAAGCTAAGAAAACAAAACAAGGGGCCGGACGGCACAGTAAGCCGAAGGCTGGTAAAAAAGCATATAGAGGGCAAGGACGGTGAAGCTACTTGTAGACGCTGATTACGTGGTCTACAAAAGCTGTGCCGGTGCCGAAACAGAGATTGATTGGGGTGATGATGTAATTCTTGTTACCAGTAAATTCAGTGAAGCCTATGCCAATGTAAAACGCGAACTTCAAAAACTTACTACACACTTTCTTTGGGATGTACCTGAACTAATTCTGTTCTTTAGCGACAGTGTAAACTTCCGTAAATCTATTCAGCCCTCTTATAAAGGGCACAGAAACCGTAAGAAACCTTGCGGATATAAAAGGGTTATTAACCAACTCAAGACTGAGTATGAGGTTATTGTAATGCCCACACTTGAGGCTGATGATGCCTTAGGTATTTATGCCACTACTAATCCTGGCAACATCATCTGCTCCCCTGATAAGGATATGCGCCAAATACCTGGGCGACTCTATGACATGTCAGAGATGATGAATGTGTTAGAAGCCGAAGGAAGCCGGTGGCATCTTATTCAAACACTAAGTGGAGATCAAACAGATGGATACGCAGGCGTACCCGGTATTGGTATTAAACGTGCCGTCACACTATTTGAAGAAAAAGGCTACAGTTGGAAGACCGTTTTGGAAGCGTTTGCTGGCAAAGATCTTTCAGAGGAAGTCGCACTTGAAAATGCACGACTCGCACGTATCCTACAAAATACCGATTATGACTTCGTCAAACAAGAACCAATTCTTTGGACCCCCGCCGCCGACTACCAAGTTAACGATGGAGCAGGACTTCAAGATGCGTCAAATTGAAGACGCTATTAACTCTGATACAATCAACAGGGAGGATCTAATTACTGTCTTCCTTGCGCTACAACGCCAATGTTTCGTACTTGGCAATAACCTCACCCAACTATTGCAACAATGGAACAAGCCAGACCTGACTACTATAACAGAGGATCTATCGAAGTATGGGATTTCATCAGAGACCAAGGATTAAACTATCATCTTGGTAATGCAGTGAAATATATCTGCCGCGCTGGGCACAAAGATAGCGCCATCCTAGACCTCTACAAAGCTATTGAATACATCCAAAATGAACTATCCTACATTATACCAGCAGGCGCGAGAATTCCGGACAGCGTACAGCGTACAGAATGGGACAGAGTACCGCCCGAAGCAGAAGAATTTGATCGATGAAGAGTGGAGTGAATTCCATGAAGCTTATCATCATGAACCTTCTGACCATGTATTGAAAGAACTAGCAGATCTAGTATATGTTTGCTTTCAGTATGCTGCTAATGAGGGGTGGAATTTGGATGAGGCGATGGATCGCGTTCATAAATCAAACATGTCCAAACTTGATGAGAATGGACAGCCTATCTTCCGTGAAGATGGTAAGGTCTTGAAAGGACCAAATTATAAACCCCCACACCTTGCTGATTTACTTTAATGTCAACTTATATTTCTAGAACAGGTCGTGTCCAATCATGGATTGACGACCCAACATCACGCCTCCCGGTATCATGCACAGTTTTCGTAGTAGAGAACCAAATGGAGGGACCAAATGGTATTGAAGCCAGTTGGCGTTTCGTGAGTCACGCACTAAGATATGGTGCGGGGTGTGCTGTACACCTTTCTAATTTAGACCCTAAGGGTCATGAACGACCATCTGGTGTAACTGCTAGTGGTCCTGTTTCTTTTGCAAAAATCTACTCAACACTAAATGAAATTCTCCGAAGAGGCGGCCATTACAAAAACGGGGCAGTGGTTTGTCATCTCGACCTCAACAATCGTGATTGTCTCGATTTTATTCGCACTCCTAGGAGCGAACTACCATGGATCAAACGGTGCGTCAACATCACCCAAGAGTGGTGGGACGAATGTGATTTCAAAGACGAACTCCTGTATGGAATTAAATCCGGTGACATCTGGCTCAACAAAGTAAAATATGATGATGAAGGAAATCGAATCCGAGGTAACGTCTGTCTCGAAGTATATCTGCCCTCACGAGGAACTTGCTTGCTACAACATATTAATCTCGGAGCCTGTCAGTTCGACGACATCCCATCAGCATTTACTGAAGGTATGCTCTCATTGTGCGAACTTCATAGTAGGACAGCTGTCGGAGATTCTGGAGAATACCTCCCATCTGAAACTGATAGACAGGTGGGACTCGGAATGCTTGGTCTCGCCAACCTCTTACGGAGGTACGGAGTAAGTTATGATCAATTCGGTCGTGCTCTAGAACAGTTTAATAACAAGGAACAAGTACGAACCGCAGCCTATGAACTCGTCTCTCAAATTAATTCAGGTATTGAGCAAGCAGCCCAAATCGCTCGCTACCATAATATGGTTCGAGCCTTTGCTATCGCTCCAACCGCCAGTTGCAGTTATCGAAGCGTGGATTTGGATGGCTATACTTGCACACCAGAAATCGCTCCGCCTATCTCGCAGACAGTCGATCGCGACTCAGGTACTTTTGGAGTACAAACTTACAACTATGGTGACGTAGAGATCGCCAGTAAAGTAGGCTACGAGGCTTACAAACGTGTTGCCGATGGCATCATGACTCTACTTGATAGAACTGGACTTCTACATGGTTATAGCTTCAATACATGGTCTGATATGGTCATGTATGATGAAGATTTTATCCAGGAGTGGCTTGACTCGCCCCAGACATCTATGTACTACTCCCTCCAAGTGATGGGAGATGTTCAGGATAAATCTGATGCGTATGCTGCTCTAGAAGAGAGTGAAGTTGATGATTACTTGGACAGTATTTTAAATGAAGAACTTCAATGTGATTGTCAAGAATGAACCCTTATCAAAAACTAATGGCGCGGAAGCGCAAATGGACACCAGTACAGACAGCTGCAGGTACATGCAAGGAGGGAGCAGAAGAAGTGCTCCACCGTGCACTTGCCTTGCGACATATGGAACTACCTGTGGGAGATTTTATTAAAGATGCTTTGGCCAATGACGTTCCAGTGTTGGCGCGGGAGCTTCTCGCCTCCAACGTCAAGGACGAGGAGAATCACGACATCGCTTTGGGTTACATCGCCTCTGCTGATGGGACTGATGAAAAGGCTGAGAAAGAGGCACTTGCACTCCAAAAGGCGTGGATTTCGCATCCTGATCACACGATCACCAAAGCAATGGTTGCCGAGCGTGCAATTTTCTTCGTTCTTCTACCACTGTTCCGTTTTAACGGTACAGCTGGAATGCGTACGGTATCAGCCGATATTAGCAGAGATGAACAGATCCATGTAGCCGCTAATTCCTTGATTTGTCGTGAGATGGGGCTAGAAATTAGCCCTTCTTTGGATAAACTGAGGAAGGCAACAATTAATTGGTGTATGCAACCACTAGGTACTAATACCTATG